ATAAAATTAAAACTGTTTAGTATTTTTCTTACTGGTTCATTTTGAATTTTTTCCAATGCTCTATAATAATCGCTTTCAAATTCAGAGCCTTGGTAATTCCATCTATAATTATTTGCAAGAGTTTCAAAACGACCATCACCAGTTACAGCAACAACTCTATATGTCTGATTACCAACACCATCATTATTACCAATAAACATAATGTTACCATTATCTATTGCTTCTTGAACTACAGGGTCTTGTGATCCACCACCAAAGGATTGGTTATAATTTTTTAACATATCTTTTGTTATTATTTCTTTTGTTACTGTTGGACCTCCAGTTGGTACAGTAGTCTGTGCTTCTCTTACAATACTATTTCCTCTAATAAGATAAGCTTGTCCAGTTTCAGTATCTTCATGTATGCTTAAATGTGGTGCTAATTTGTAAAATGATTTCTTTATTGCAGTATTTAATCCATCGGCATCACCTGAAACAGAACCTGTGGTTATTTGATATTTTACAAACTTTATCATTTCATTTTTTATTATTGGATCTTGGATAATTGCATCTTCAAAGTTACTAACCCCACTTTGTGCAACAAATGCCTTTAAGGCACTGTTTTCATATGGGTCTCCACCAACTTTTGTAGTAAAAAATTGTGTAAAAAAATTACTGTCTAAATATTCTTTTACAATATTAAATCCATCATTAAACACTTGATCATCTGTTTTGCCATCAATTCTAAAATATTCTGATAAACTTCTATTAATTGATTGGCTTTGATGTGCTGTTCTAAAGGTATCAGCACTATCATAGAACATAGCTGAATCCATTAAAGTAGAATTAAGACCACTATCACTAACAATTTGTTCAAATGCAGATTCACCATCAGCACGTTTTTCTTTACCATGCTTCATCATTATGTTTTGTTTTATTGTGGCGTAAGTCATTTTAGCTAAAGCAAAATTTTCATCTTTAAGAGTTCTAATACTATTAAATGTTTGCACCAAATTTTGAGGAATATAACCAAAACTTTGAACAGTCTTACTGTAAAAATCTATACTTGCATTTCTTATACCTTCATTTGGACTAAGAATATCGTAGTTAACCTCAGCCCCATCAAAAACAAAAGTTTTAGGCAATATTTTATTTTCAAGTGTTTGCTTTTGAGTAACACTCAATCCAATACCTCTATCTTGATTGATGCCTATTTTACTCATTTCAAAAGCTTCTGCTTGTTTTTTTATATAATCATCTCTGTATCTTAAAACTCTTAAAGACCAGCTCTTTTCTGAGTAAGCAAACTCACTACCAACGCCTATTATATTTTTATCTTTCAATGATCTTATATATTCAGGTTTTAATAGTTCAGACGGATTAATCATTGGAACAGATTCATTGCCATCAAACATACGTTCCATCTGTGCTACGTATGCATCATTTGATATTTTTAGTGTTTCTTTAGCTAGATCACTATTTAATTTTATAATAGCTTTTTTGTTAGTAACATTTACATCTTTATGATTAAGATTTTTTGTTAGTTCATTAATTTGCTCAACCTTTCCTCTATTCTTTAATATGAGGGGAGTTTCATTTGCAAAATCTACCTCAGTTATTTTACCCAAAGGAACTAAATCATTTTTAACTGCTGATATTTTAAGAGAAATATTATCATTCAAAACTTTTGATATATTTGTATCTACAGACTTTTGATATGTAGCTCTAGCTTTAAGAAAACTTACCTGATCTTTTATATCTAATTCATTTATTTCATTATCACTGACTGGTATATTTTTATATAGATTCAGTTCAAGTCTATGTTTTTTTTCAGTGGATATTCTAATTCTTTCTTGTCTTGCATCAGTTTCTTGTGCTTCATATATTGCAATTTTACTTTTCATTGCACTTGCGACTTTATCGCCATCAATGTTTGGATCGTTTGCAAATGATTTACGAGTATCAATTGCCATTCCTAATAATTCGGAAATAGAAACACCAGCTTCATAAGCCATATCTATAGCATTGGTTGCTACACCAGTTTGCAATGCCTGATTATATTGAGCTTTGGCTTTCTGAGCATCTACAGAACTAGAAGCATTGTTGTCTATCATCTCAAATATTCTAGGTTTGTTGGTTTCTAGATATTCTAAATCTTCATCAGTGCCACCATTTGAGATATTATTAATCTCAATTGTTAGCATATTATTTAGAGCTTTTTCTGCATTAAAAAGATTTGTTGCTTTTACATCTGCTATTTGTTTTGCCGATGCTTTTCTTGTTGCCTTACCCCACACATTGCTAAGTGACGGACTTATGACATTAAATACTTCTGGAGATATAGATTCCTTAATACCATTGATATAACTTTCTCCAGCAGTTTGTACTAAAAGCTTACCAGTATTATCAATGCCACCCTCATTTTGTAAGTATGATTGATTGGCAACATCTTGTGCATGATTTTGTATAGCTAAACCATAACTGTTAATAGCCTCTTTCTTAAAGTATTGTTGTGCTTTTCTCAGATTGGCTTTGTTATATATATCAGCCGTGAAAGAATTTAGACTCATTTGATCCAATGGCTTTGGTACTTTGTTACCTTGAGCATCTGTAATTGTTTCTGATCCTATTTGTCGTCCAGCTATTTCAGCTTTTAGAACAGTATCTTGAAACTGATTGTCATCTACAAACTTGGTTACATTAGATACAGTATTAGCAATATTCTGAGTGGCTTGTGCCATAGCCAATGCACCACTAGATGTATCCATAGCTACTGGTCTTACTAAGTTCTGTCTTTTGATTGTTCTTTTTATAGCCATCTATATATCCTTACTTTGCATAATATGCTTTAGAGGCACTTCCAGCGGCATTACCAACACCACTAATTAAAGCAGCTTTTCCTTTAAGTTTGCTTTGCTTTCCCTGTAACTGAAACTTACGTCTGTTCTGTAAGCCCATAAGCTTGATTGCAGATACATCGGCCTCTGCTAGTTTAGTCTCACGTCTGGATATGTTCTTGATACTGCCACTTGAGACAGATATACCACCACTACTAGCACTTGCTGATATAGATGCTAGTTTTGCATTTAACTCAGCCGTTCTATTTATAGCCTCTTGGTCAGCTTGTATCTTAGCCATCTCAGCTTGTTCATAAGATGCCTGTGCATCATTTGCATATGCTTTTTGTGCTTGTCTAGCCGCTGCCAAACTCATTACTGCACTTACACCATAACCTACTGCTCCCATTAGACCTCCACCTCTAGCAATATACCATTCAACGTCATTGGTAATGGTTCTTCTTGTGTCACAGTTACTCGTCCTTCTTTGGACCAACCAAGTAAATATACTTCTTTTCTTTGTGTTAATGATGTTGGCTCTTGTGAGAAATCATCTGTCACTGATCTAAGAAGTATTCTTGTACCACCAGCTTTGACATTTAATGTAGACACCAAATCTAAAACAGCTCTGACAACTCTGCGTTTCTGACCAACACTTACACCATCTGGTAATTGCATCTCAGGGGGTAGGGTGGTTATCTCAGGAGTGTAAGCCAGACCAACTTCTACGGAAGTGACTTGCTGATCCAATGTAACTACACCACTGCCATTTGTAGTGTAAGTTCCCAGGGAATAATTACCCGACCTAACTTGTACTGCTGTATTTGGAAGGTGGGCTACAGTCCATGTAGATGATGCACTTCCAGATAACTGTGATGACATATCAAGAAAATGATCGTTCTGAAATAGTTCTAAAGATTTTACTGTTGAGCTATTAATGGTTCTTTCAACAACTGTATATATCTGTCTATTTACATTAACCATATTCTTAAATGATCCAGTCGTGTCATATCTTACCCAGCCCTGTACCTTTTCTTTTCTAATAGACATAAATACTGGCATATGACCATCTGTATTAAGTAGATAAAGATAACCTTCCATTTGATCTACAGATTCACGTTGTGCTTCGATAGCTGATGGTGTGCCTATTATATGCTCAGATAATAATGTTATTGAATCTGAATTGTAAGCTTGTGAAATATCAGAGAATATAAACTCACGTATTGCACCTTTTGACTTTGTTAGAAATACTATAGCTCCATCAAATTCTTGAGGTTGCACACTGCCTGATCCATAACTTGTCTGCTTTTTGACTGTAATCGTTGATGGTGTAAGAGGTTTGTTTTCACTTGTTGGCACGTAGAGTTCTTGCTCAGATGTAAAGATTGTAAGAAATCGAAATGACTGCAAAGCTTTAATCTCTGAGACTTGTGCTTCTGCAATCTGTATCTGTATGGATTCATCATCATTACCAGTTCCTACATCAAAATTTGTAAACTCAGCTATCTTGGACATAAATAAAAAATTAGGCAGATCACGACTGCCACCAAATATCAATCTTTGGTCATGCAATGTAACGGCTCTTGCATATCCTCTAACAGAACTAAATACTGGCTCTTGCCATTCTGTAATTGCATCAGTATCAGCTATAGCCCCTGATAGTGTAGCCGTAACAACTGTCGCACTTGTGTAACCAGATATTAGAGCATGACGTACTGTATTGGCTGAATCTACAAGCCTTAAATACATTCCATTATAAGCCGATGTAAAAGCATCAGCACTTGCTGTTAATGTCACAGATCCACTTGTTCCACTAGGAGTTAGTGTGACACTTCCTGTTGCAAATTTAAAATAAGGTTGAAAGCCAAGACCTGATGATGTGTCAAAAGCAAATTCTGTTCTTGAGAAGTTAGTTGCACTTGTTCTTTGTAATTTCTGCATTGGGATTGATGGGTGCGTTATAAACATTGTATCGCCACTTTGGGCAACAACTAATGATCCAATATGTGCAGTAAGCCAAGGGCAACTTGTTATAGTTTGTAATATTGCCGTTGGATTAGATATATCAACAATGCGTAATTTGGTATTACTAAAAAATAATATATAAGCTTCATCTTCATCATAGACATAAGCTTCTGTTTGATAATCTTCGTTTGCAAGAGTCTGGAGATACTTTAGCCCAGGTCTCCTAGTGCAACCACCCTGAGCCTTTAACCTTACGTTACGGAGTCTGTATGCCCCATTACGATACGCTTCAGCATCAACCCTAGATGACAAAAGAGGGGATAGCTCCCCTGATGAAAAATTTGTAGTAAATTGTCTTAAAAGTGCCATTCATTCAAGTTCCTGTAGTCCCTTCAATCTTGGTAAAGATTCCAGAACCTAATCGTATTCTATGGTATCTGCTTAATGCTACTTGCTGAGTTGTAACTTGTTGTGCATCTCTTGCTTTGGCTCTCCTAAATTGTACGTCTGATAACTGACTATATGATCGTGCAATATCTGCTTTTCGTGTAACAGATAAAGCCAAAATTGATGCAAGACGATATATAACCCATAAGGTAAAAGCTGGGGGCCAATATTGTGTATCAACCCTAAATATATAATTGAGAACTACTCTGTCATTCTCATTAGCATTTAAATATATGTACTTTTCATATATATCATATTGCTGAACAGCATCTTCTATAGTTACAGTCTGAACTTGTATAACTGCTGGTTCTGTGGGCATTGCATAAGCAGCGTCCCAACGATCCACTGGCACATCAGCTAATCTTGATAATTGTATCTGACCAGTTGCAAAGTTCCAATTATTTTGAGCAAGACAATCTTCGACTATATCCTCATAACTTGTGTTCATTACCAAAGCTTCATCTGTGGCTTCAGTAAATGAGGACAAAGGCTCCATACCTACCAAAACCATAGCTCTTTGTGCAACCTCAATATCGGTCTTGGCTGTATTTGGCATTATGCGTAAGCCTTTTTACCCTTGTTCTTGTTACCCATTTTTTTATTATTGCGACCTATTTTATCATTATATTTAGCCATCGCAGTTAAGCCTTCTTTTGTATATGGAAATTCCTTACCATCTTTAGCCTTTGGCATTAACTCTACCTCCTAGTTTTACTTTTGATCCGAATGTTACTGAGTAACCACTAGATGAGGAAGTAGCCTTTACAGCTACCTCCTTCTTTTTTGTTGTTGGCTTTTTAGCCATTAGTCACTATCCGAAGCACTTAGTGTCGTGATATTATTCACGTCCACTGTCGACCCATCATTAGCACTAACGACAAACATACCATAGACTGGTGTGCCACCAGTGGCTGTGTTAGCAAAAATTACATCGCCAAGATTCATCTCTTTAGCCATGTCATTAAAGTAACCAGCACCATCTATGACTGTACTTGCGTCAGTTGATGTGTAATGCCAGATATGAAACCCATTTCCACCATAGGAAACTAAACTTAAATTTGATTGTACAAATGCCATGTCTACCTCCTAATTCTTAAGTTCCATTTCAAATACACCTTCCTCATCGATCAAGACTGCGTTCTGTTGCATTTTGTTTAATACAAAGTAACTGTCCTTATCGTTGTGATATTGCATATTTGAACTGATGTCCGTACCGATTGCATGAGCAACGGCATCTCTATGATAGGCAAAACACTCTTTATGTGTTGTCCCAGCAGCTCCTGATCCATTTAATCCAGTTAGACCAGCATGGGCGAACCACATGAAACCTAACCATCTCTTGGCAGTTACTCCAGTTGGAAAAGGTAAGTCATTTTCCCCAACATATTCTGCTCTTGAGAATTGATCGATAGCCATTAACTGCGACCATTGCTCCCAACCAACAACACAGTATCTCTGACCATCATCAGGTACTTCGTTGTTACCAAACTTTTCCATAAGCTCTAAAGCCCAGGCTAAAGTTATGCCGTTAGATGTTTCATCATGTGCGGAACTGGTAGTTGTCATCTGAGCTAAAATTAGATCATCTGTTTTTCTACCTAGTGCATATGCACCTGATTGTTGAGCAACTTGCATCTCATCATGGTTGATTCTTAACTGGTCTAGATCATCGACCCATTCTCCAGCAAAATAATCCTCAACTGTGACTGAGACATTTGTATGTGCAAGGTTCATTGGTGCAATATTACCATGCCTCGCCTTTGTAGTAGCAAAACCTTTACCGATTTTTTGGAATGTTGTTTTGTTCTTAACACCATTTCTAGTACGAACAGTATTCCTAAGTTTAGAACCCATTCGCTGATAAGCAACATGAACGCCAGACTCAAATTCTTCAATAAAGGAAGTGCTTATGGTTGATACAGCCATTAAAGCCTCCGTTAAAGGTTAAAATTATACTATTCTGGTTATTCGCTTCACTACTACGTTGAAGTTATTCCATTTCTGGGCTTCTAAGTAATTCTACGAGCCTTCTAGTAATTTCAATCTTTCAGAATTGTAAGGCTTTGTTAATTCACATTACTATGATGCACGTCGCCTAGCTAACTGATCTGCCATAGCCCTTACTTTGGCAATGTGATTTGGATCACCACCATTTTGCCAATATTTAGGATCTCTTTGAGCAGCCATTAAATCTTCTTTAGTGACAGTTTCCTGAAACTCAGTTGCAGATGTCATGTTAAATTTTGGTTGACCATTCAATTCCATGATGGATTCGAAGAACTTAACCATATTAGCTGATGCTGGTATCTCTGCAAATGTATTATAATCAGCCTCTTGCAATACAGAATTAGCCCACGCATCTACTCTTTCAAGTCGTCTATCTGCGTGTTCTCCCAAAGCTTCACTTTCCACGTTCCAATCAGGTCCAGATGTTTGTTGTACTGCCATGTACTCAGTTACAAAATCATTAAACTCTGGTTGGCTTAGTGCCATATCATGTGCTTTGTCTCTAAACCAGTTAAGCATATGGTCATCTTCAGCTACCTCTAGTTTATTACCATCTTCGTCTTGCATTTCAACTTTGTAATCTGCTGGACTAATAGGTACTTCTCTAGATGCATCATTATTTAATTCTTGAATAACTTCTTCTTTAATTTCATCACGGCGTGTATGAAACTTTCTTTCCAAGTTTTCATAAGATGTTTTAAGTTGCTCAGGCGTTTCAAACTTTTCTGGTAACCAGTCAGGTCTCTGGACTTGATCTTGTTCGACTTCATTTTGTTCTCCTGTGTCGTGTGCAATGGTGCTTTTGACTTCCGTATCGGTGCTTTCATTGCTTTCTGTAGTTTCTTGTTCATTAGACATATTTACTCCTTTTTAACAGTCCCACTTTCTTAATGCTTTATTGATACGGCTATTAGGATCATTAGCCGTTTTCTTACTTGTTAGTTTTTTCTTCATACCCATCATTCTCTTGCAGAAACTTCTTCGTCTTGCAGCTTTTTTAGGGCTTTTCTTTGCAGCTTTTGCAGAAACTGGAGGTTTGATATTCTTCCTTTGACGACGTAGACTTGCTCTGCCTTTGGCATTGAGTCCACCACTTGGGTTTTTTCCTTCTTTTCTCTGCCATGCTGGTGATGCCATCTAAGCCTCCGTTTTGGCATAAGTTGGTTTCTTGCCACCACCACTAGGATTAGTAGCTCTCTTTCTATTTGATGCTTGTCTTTTTTGTTTAACACTCATACGACTTGCTTTTGATGATGGAACGCATTTAGGATAACCTCGACCATCTCCCATCTTTCTTCCACAAGCTGGGTGCTTACCATCTTTCTTAGTGGATATATCAACCCACTTTTCATTAAACCACTTAGTTAAACTCATGCCGACCTATACTTGCCACCCATTTTCTTATACTGAGTAACTAATTGCCCTGAGGCATACGCTGAGGGCCATTTCTTCACCCTAGCCTTAACTATGGCTTTGGCTCTTGCATATAAACTTGGATTTGTTGGTTTACTCGCCATTTTTTCTACCCATTTCTGTTCTGTGTTTAATTAGTGCTACGACCCATCTTTGACCTTCAAAGTGAGCAAGGTGTTCAATTCCCAATCCCGAACTGTGAATGTTATTTGTTGTAATATTTTCCAAATACTGAATGAACAATTTGCCAATCCCCGAACCAAAAAGAGCATAGGCTTTATTATTAAGATCAGCTTCAACTTCAGTAGTGTATGAACGACCATCAATCGAGGCATTTGCTTTCTCCTTTGTCATTGACCCATTCCTTGCTGTTGCATTAACTGCATAGCCATATCGATGTTGCCTTGTACTTCTTGTCTACTGGCAAGTAATTCTTCTTTGATACCAAACTTAGATGCTAGATATTTAATAACCTTTTCCTGATTATATAATGCTGGTGTAATTTCTGGACCGAATGTACCGGCGACTGTTT